ATAGCAATATATACTTCTGGAATGACAATTACGCCTATGAAACATTCCGACCTTGGGATGTTACTCATTGGAGAGAAATCCCGTCTTTCGATGAAATATTAGAAACAAATAAAGATGTGTTACAACGATTAAAAGAGAAATAATATGCAGTATATTTTAACAGAACAAGAATATAAAGCTCTAACACCTATTAATAAGGTGAATGAACTCGAAGAGAATGTACGACTTTTAAATGATAAAGTTATGGAGCTTACCGAGCATCCATGTGGAAGTAATGCAGACTACAGAAGTATTACTTTTTACTGTGATGACTGCCCGATAGGGAGTTTTGGGACAAATACGTGTACAAAAGAACAACAATATTCTAAATAATCTTCAAAACAAATCAGAAATGAAGAAAATAGCAATTTATAAGCATAAGTCATATATTGAACGGATTAAAGAGAAAGGAGATTGAAATGAAATACTCAGAAACAGGACAATTTACTAAGGAACAAATAAGGCTTGCTAAGAACATCGCCAAGAATATCAAGAAATTGAGAGAATCAGGATGTGTATTGTTCGGGAAGCAGGAGAATCTGGTAGCTTATTTGTCAGGAGATTTTGTTCATGCAGATAATAATATGTGTAATCTCAGCGGTTATCGGTTGCATTATCTTGATTGTGGAAGAATTGACGATTCAGGGGCAGACGATGAGGAATATTTTGAAGATGGATATATAACAGAAGATTAGGTGTTATGACAAAAGAACAGATTGAACAGGCAACAAGTAAATACGCAGCTTCTTTATGGGATAAAGACTGTATCGGCAGTTCGCGTGAGTTTGATTCAGTTTGCGATGCTTTCACAGACGGTGCTAATTGGCGCATCAATTCCGTGTGGCACAGTGTTGAAGAAAGACCTGATTGTGATAAAGCCGTAATTATAGAATCGACTGAAATTGGTTATTCATTTCATAAAAAAGGATATGATGGACCTTGGAAGTATAATGTTGAACAATTTGGCTTTATCCGCTGGGCATATATCGAAGACTTATTACCAAACAAGGAGGATTGAATTATGAAACTAAGACAAGCAAGAAAAATAATGAAGAATATCCGCATGAACCATTATATGGAGCGTTTGTACGGATTGGGTCGTTCGATGAAAGCGAATACTGTTTGTGTCCGACATTATGCCAGAGCGTCCAAATTTGCGAAATTAATCAATCAAATAGGAGATAAAGACCCTCTATTAGCAATTAAATTAATTAGACAATATGGAAATAAAGAACGGAATAATAATAGACGGAGTGCTGCATGAATTAAAGGAAACGAAACGTAATGATTGTTCAAAATGTTCATTACGCGATTTATGTCAAAATGAATTTGGGAACGCGTGTCTATGTTGGGTTAATTTATATTCGGTATCAGATATAATAAATAATGAATTTAAGTGTCGTGGTAAAGTAACGGATATTAAAACGGAGGAGGAAAAGAAATGAAAGAGGTATTGTCAATCGAGCAAATGAAGCATTTGAAGGAGCTTGGGCTGGATACAAGCGATGCAAGTATGCACTGGCAGTTTTTGCCTACCGCTGATTCTATCATCAACGGAACAGATGAAATAGAGAAAGAACCTTGTCTTTTTGTGAGTCAACCGAACATGGAGCATGAATACCCTGCTTACACTTTGCAGGATATTCTTGATAAGCTGCCTTGCTTCATCGGCAATCAAGTGCTTACCATCCAGAAACTTGCAGATAGCTATACATGCTTGTATATGGAACCTTATACTAGGTCTATGATAAATATTACAGAAAGTAAAGAGCCTATTGATGCAGCCTATGATATGCTGTGTTGGTGCATTGAAAACGGATATGTTAAAATCGGAAAGGAGGAACAATGAAAGCAAGAATAAAAAGAAAAATACAAAAACGACCATTTTTATATAATGTAGGACAAGTTTTTAAGGCTTGTGATTGGCTTACTAGTATTCAACGTGGAAATATAGTTTGGCATCGGTATCATTCATTCGGTACTATTATTAAATCAGAAAATTAAATATGAAAGCAAGAGTAAAATCAACAGGAGAAATTGTAGAGATTAAGGATTTATATGATGATGGTACTGCATTGGTGGGAAACATGTATCTCAAGCTGGCAGAACTTAATTTCTTTAGTGAAAACATTGATTGGGAACAACGTAGGTACGAATTGGCAAAAGACATTATTAAAGTTGTTATAGCAAACGAGAATGGTATTAATTCTGAGGCAGTCGCTAAATATTCGCTTAATTGTGCTGATGCCCTAATTAAAAGACTAAAGGAGGTAGATAATGGATAGTGTACAGACACAAACCTTTTCCATTAGAGGGGATGGAGGTGGTGAGGCATATATTGATTTTTGCAACGGCCAATTATGTGTTTCAGTTGTTATAGAAGATAAACAGGCAGATTTTCACTTTGATCCTGTTACGTTAGGGATGTTTGCCCATGCTTATAAATTACATTGTGAAGAGTGTAAAGAGTGTAAAGGAGAATAACCATGACCGAAGCATTTGTAACATTAGAAACAGCGAAAATGCTGAAAGAGAAAGGATTTATGGAAGATTGTATGGCTTTTTATACAAAAAATGTTTTATTTAAGTGTAATGCCTATATAAACACAAATGTATTAAAACTTCCCGCCCCTACACAATCCATAGCCCAAAAGTGGTTACGTGAAACCAAAAACATTCATATATGCGTATATAACTGTGCTTGTGGCTATGGATACGAAATATCTAAAGCTGATAATGGAACTCATATAACTAGTTCTGTTTATGAAGGAACAAATGACGGAGGGGAATGGGATACTTACGAAGAAGTACTTGAAACCGGATTACAGGAAGCATTAAAACTTATATGATTATGGAAAATATTAATTTAAACGAACTACGGGATAGGGCTTATAAGACAGCCTGTGAGCACGGTTTCCATGATAAGGAGCTGAGTAATGAACATCTTCTTTGTCTTGTCATTTCCGAGCTTATGGAAGCTGTGGAAGCGGACCGAAAAGGGAAACGTGCCGACAGGGAATCTTTCAAGTCTTCTTATGAGGATGAAGAACCGCACGATGATGTCAATTTCAAGTATTGTTTTGAAAAATATATCAAAGATACGATTTCAGACGAACTAAGCGATGCGGTTATCCGCTTGCTTGACCTTGCAGGACTTCGTAATTTCAACCTCAATAGATTTTCGCCTGTTGACGTGGTTTCAAGGGAGAAAACTTTCACGGAAAATATATATGCTATCGTAAAAGAAATAATAGACCGTAAATATTCATTGGAAGAACAAGTTAATTATGTGATTACACAAGTGTTCGCTTTGGCTAATATTCTTGGCGTAGATTTACTCTGGCACATCAATCAGAAGATGAGATACAATGAACTAAGACCTATGTTGAACGGAAAAAGATATTGATTATGCCACTGTTTATTTGTAGCAAATGTGGTTGTGTTGAGAATACAGCCACATCGGATTATTGGCCTGTTGTACATAAAATCTTTCCCATAGAGTATGATGCAAGCATAAAGGAGTTTGAAGGAAAACCGTTGTGCTCGGAGTGTGGGAGATTGATATTTGACAGTAAAGGGGAAAATCCGCGTATGATACCGGGGAAGTGGCATGGGAAATTTCCCAAAAGACAAGCCACTGATTCTGAAAAGAGAATGGTAGATAGAAATGGTAGGTTTTAAAAAGAGAAAGGGATGCCTGCAACATCCCTTGAAAGCTACATCAACGAGCTTAAATAATTGATTGACGATGTATATCGGAAAGCGAAAGGTGGAAAAAAGAAAGTTAATCCTATGAATGAGCTTAAACTTGAATTTTAGCAATGAATTTAGGATACTTTTAGGGTACATGAATTAAATGGTATGTTTTTTTTGTTTTATTCATATTTTCCGTAACTTTGAATTGTAATGATCCCGTGTAAAGGAGCGCGGTACGTTCTTCGGACGAAAAGACTTTTATGAAAAAGAAACTTGTAATAAATAGAGAAAAATTTTGCCACTATTATATAGAAACGGGTAACGCATCAGAGGCGTATCGGAAAGCTTATCCGTGCAGTGTGAATTGGAAGGACGGAACTGTGCGCAAACGTGCGTTTGACCTTCTTAAAAATTCAGATGTGGCCTCCCGGTTGAATGAGCTTCAGGTTGAGGCTTGCGAGAGGTTTGATATGAAGAAGGATGATGTGCTTCGCTTTCTTGCAAGCGTGGTGAATGTTGATCCGATAGATCTGCTGTCCTCTGGTAAAGATACATATATGGTAAAGTCTGTTGAGAATATTCCGAAATCCGTCCGTCTATGCATACAGTCAATTAAGAACACTCAATATGGAGTGGAGATACGGCTATACAGCAAGATAGCCGCCATTACACAGATAAGCAAGATGCTTGGATGGGATGCTCCGGTAAAAAGTGATGTCAGTACTAATGTGCGCATGATAATTGGGGACGAGTGATGATAGAGATGGTATTCTCACATAAGTTGTTCAATCCTCTGTTTTGGCATATCCGTAAGGCTATGCATGACAAGAATATCAGGTACATTATAAACAGAGGTGGTTCTTCATCGGGAAAATCTGTATCTACGACACAGGCTGTGTTGTTGTCTGTATTTTCTTGCGAAGGTTCGGCTCTTGTTGTAAGAAAAGTGGGAGCTAGTCTGAGGAATACAGTGTATGAAGAGTTTAAGACCCAACTAAAGGCTCTTCAACTGAGTCAGTTCTTTGTGCCTAAGGAAAATAATATAACTTGTGTAAATGGTTGTAAAATTGACTTTACAGGGCTTGATGATCCTGAAAAAATAAAGTCTATCACTGGATATCGTTGGATAGTGATGGAAGAAGCAACCGAGTTCGAATATGAAGATTTTACTCAGATACGTTTCCGTCTTAGAGGTAAGGAAGGGTTGCAGATAATATGCAATTTTAATCCTGTATCTGAGGATTCATGGATTAAAACGAAAATTCTTGATACTTATGAATGGGACGATCTTCCAAATGAACTATATGGCGAAGTGAAAAATCCTCTTACTAAAAGTTCTTTGCCAAAGGCATACAGCACAATATTAGGGAAACGGGGTTGCAAACCTAGAATGATCGCCAATGAACGTACAGGAAAGCTGGAAAAGTACCCATCGGATACAATAGAACTGCATTCGTCTTATAAAAATAATTTTTGGGTGGTTGGTTCTCCGGACGGTAAATATGGATATTATGACAGGCAGACAATATCCAATTATCAATGGTACAAGGAACATGATTACAACTATTACCGGGTATATGCGCTGGGTGAATGGGGTAGTATTAAGACGGGGGGTGAGTTTCTATATGCTTTCGATTCTAATAGGCATATTAAAACAACACGATATATCAAGGGACTTCCTGTGCATATTTCTATTGATAACAATGTTCTTCCCTATATTTCGATTTGTTTTTATCAAGTGGACGGAAGTCATATAAGGCAGTTTAATGAGATATGTGCCGGTGATCCCTTTAACACAGTAACGCATGCATCTCGGATGGCTGTTGATTATCTGCGGTCAATCAGATACAATGATATGCTGTATTTATATGGTGACGCTTCAACAAGGAATGGGAATACTATAGATGATGAAAAGAGGTCATTCCTTGACAAGTTCGTAGAAGGGCTGGAAGGTACTTACCATGTCGAAGAAAGGATACCATATTCTAATCCGTCCGTGCCCATGTCTGGTGAGTTTGTCAATTACATGCTTGATGGTGGTTCCGGAATGTGTTTTTCAGTAGATGACGGATGTAAGAATTCAGTTGTTGATTATAATAATGCCAAGAAGGATGTTAACGGTGGAATGTTGAAGACGAGAGTTAAGGATAAGGTTACGGGGCAGTCTTATGAGAAGTACGGGCACATTTGCGACTGCTTACGTTATATTACCGTATGGGTGTTTAAGGATGAATATACTCGTTTCTCCTTAAAAAGAAAACGAAGTAAAATTAAGCAGGAAAATAAAGATATGAGATATTATGATATATCTAAAAATATTCAGGGGACAAGACTTGTATATGTTCTTCCCGAATATGCCGGAAAGTTTATTATGGTTTCATGTTATGTAAATGAGCGAATATATATCGATAATGTGACATATATAAGTTCATTTGATGAAAATGTTCTTCTGTCATTTTTAGAAGGGATATCTCCTGCGGAGATCTTGTTTGAAAGTGAAAAAAATTATTTTCCTATAGCACGGGGCTTAAGGGATAGATATGATGTCAGAATCATACATAAAAATATGGGAGCAGACGCTAGGATATCTGCTTTTTTGGATTTTATCAAAAATAATGTGATGTTCCGTTCAGACTATGACAAGATACCGCAATACAATGAGTTTATGGATGGAGTATTGGACTATAATGGTTCAGATGATTGCGCTGCAATTTATTCTGTAGCAGCACTGTCTTATTACGTATCGAAAAAATATAATATATAATTGGTATATTTTTAAGATATATCAAAACTTTGGCAAAAAAATATCGGATGTTGTACAAAAAATGTTGGTCTTTTTTTAATATGGGTGTTTTTATGGTGTATAAATTGGAAGTTTATTATTTTAATTTATATTAAACAAAAATAATATTTGAAATACTTGTTAATTAATAAATTAATTTGTTCCTTTGTAACAGGCAATTGCCTTCATGGTGTGAAGTTGCACCATACCCACTTTTAGAACGTGATCACTGTGGAGGCAATTGCTGTATTATAACGGCGGTTGCCTTTATTGTTGTATATGAGACACTGGTTTAAGATACCTTCTTTAAAGAAGTCAAATAAGGATATGTATGATGAAGCCACCTATCATGGTAAGGATGACGGGGGTAATTTTATTTATGTACCTAAATGGGTAGAGAGCCTGTTTCCTGGCAATAAAGGAAATATAGATTACGATATGTCTACTGTTGAGGGGAAAGCAAGAGCCTTGCATGAATGTTGGCCGTTTGCAATGGTTCTAGATCATTGCGGAAGAATGATTCAGAACGGAAGATATTACGTGACAGATATGAACGGGAATGAAAAGAGGAGTTTTAAAGATATTGTGACTCTCTTAAATCGTCCAAATATAATACAGAGTGGGCGTTCCTTTATAAAACAGGTTGAGATATCCTTAAAATGTTTCGGATTTTGCCCTATTTATACATTGAGAGCTTTAAAATCCGACCTGCCTAAATCCATGATGGTAATACCTCCCGAATTATTTTATATGGAATCATTCGGTAAAGACCCATTTACTCAGACAGAACTTTCTTCAATTGCTAAAAGGGTATATATACGTTGGGGAGATGTAAATATAGAGCTTGGGGATGAGGAATATTTTGTCATATACGATTCAATAATGGATATTCCAAGCAATAATGGAGGGAAAATTGCCTTCCATTCCCCTGTAGACGCATTATCTTCGCATACGCGAAACTATATGGCTCAACTGATAGGGAGAGGAAATCTTATAGTTAATGGAGGTCCAAAAGGGATATTGTACGGGAATGATACGACTGATGTAGGGAATGCCGCCATTACTCCGTCTGAATCCCAAAAATTGCAGAATGATTTTAAAAGGAAATATGGCATAGTGCATAAGTTGTATGAAATCATGGTGACTCCTAAGAAACTAGGATGGATTACATTAGGATCAAATACGGAACAATTGAAGCTTCATGAGGAAGATAAGGCGTGTTTGGAGGCGATAGCTCAGACCATAGGTTTTGACGCCAATCTGATTATACAAGGAAGTACTTATGATAACTCTTCTCAGGCAAAGAAAGCGGCATATCAGGATCTTATTATTCCTGACAGTGAATGTATAACAGAGGCTTTGACTAATGCTATATGTAAGGACAGAGCAATAATCAAAATGGACTTTACTCATGTCGCTTGTCTTCAAAAGGACATGAAAGAGTTGGCGGATGCCTTGTCTACAGCCTCTAATGCTATAGCTTCATTGTATAACAACCGGCTGATTACTTTTGAGGAGGCAAGAACTGAGATGTCTAATTTTACAGATATTGATCCGGATAACCCAAAAGGGGAATTTAAAATAGAAATAAATAATGATGGAGACAAGCAAATACAAGGACAGGCTGGGAAAACAGTATAAATCCTTATCTTTTTATGCAAAGGAGATACAATATGATTCTGGCAGCAGAACTATCAGTGGTTATGCCGCAATTTTCAATAACATTGATAAGGCCGGTGATATGCTCTTGAAAGGATGTTTCTCAAAAAGTATACAGGAGAGAGGTCCGGAAAGTTCTGCTAATGATAAGATTATCATGTTGTGGATGCATGACATGCATGAACCTATAGGACGCATTACGCTTCTGCAAGAAGATGAGAAAGGGCTTTACTTTGAAGCGTCTATTGATGATGTGGAAAGAGGGAATCAAGCGTTGAAACAGCTTGAAAGTGGAACTTTGAACCAGTTCTCTATAGGTTATAGTTATGTATGGGAAAAATGTGAATATGATAGGGAACGTGACTGTTTTGTTGTAAAGGAAGTCATTCTATATGAGATATCCGTAGTGTCCATGGGATGTAACGGGGAAACTGAATATCTTGGTCTGAAATCGGCAGAAGAATATGAAAGTGCGTTGGAATCACTTCCGGTTGAAATAAGTGATGTATGTAAAGGACTTCCAATAAGGAAGAGAGAGGAAGTTCAAACGTTAATAAGAAAAGCGATGTCACTCGCTCGATACAAGCCGGCAGGCAAGCCACTTGATGAAGAGGGAGCCTATAAAAAAATAAAAATATTTACAAAACCTTTAAAACTTAAAGAAGTATGAAATTTGACTTTTTAAGCAAAATTGATTTGTCGGGAATGGATGAGGTTTCCGTGAAGTCATTACAGGCGTTGCAGGACGCAATAAACGCTACTGTAGGTGATTTCATGAACGATACTATCGACAAAAAAACTTTTGAGGATAAATTAAATGAGGTTACTCAAAAGATAGACTCCGAAAAGGAATTGGAAACAGTGCGTAAGGAACTTGGTGAGATGAAAGAGATAATTGTTCGCATGAAGGGTGCAATGCATAAGAATGAAGATGGGGAAACGGTTTTCAAATCTGTAGACCAGCAGATTGAAGAGCAATTGAAGGATTTCATTACTGTAGGCAAACATGGAGAGAAATCCGTGGACTTGAAAACAGCTTGTAAGCAGTCTCCTGGATTCAAGAAAAGCCTTACACTTGTTATGAGCAAAAAGGATGTTGAGCCCTTGAAGAGTACAGGTGTGGCACCACATTATAACATGACAATTGATAGTCAGTTATCTGTTGATCCGCGTTCTCAGACTGTAATCCGTAAATTTGCCAATGTGGCAGCAATATCTACACGATCATTAACTTATGCGGAGTTCAATCCGGGTGAAGAAGAAGCCGAATGGGTTCCAGAAGGCGGTCTTAAGCCTATGATGAGCGGTACATTGTCAGAAGTTACTATCAATGCTGGCAAAGTGGCTCTTGGCACAAAAGTAACCGAAGAAACATTATCTGATTTGCCTCAGTTGGTTGCGGAGGTTAGGGCTGAGATTATCAATCGTATTGGTTTGAAAGAAGAAGAAGGTATTCTGTCTGGTACTGGTTCTGGTGGTCAGATTAAAGGGATTGGGAGTGATATACCTACATTCTCCTTGACAACTCTGAAAGTAGATAAGCCCAACACTTATGATGTTATTGTTGGTATGTATACACAGATTGTGTCAATGTCCAATATGGCTTATCGCCCAAACCTTGTGCTCATGCATCCTCTTGACTATGCACAAATGCAGTTGACTAAGGATGTTAATGGGCAATATCTTCGTCCTTTCCGTATTGGTGATGAACTGATTCAAGGTCTGAGAGTGGAAACCAGCACTGCGATCAAACAAGGTGATATTTGGGTTGGAGATTTTAACTATCTTAACATCCGTGATGTATGGGTCCTTACCATTACACTTGGGTGGGAAAATGATGATTTCACTAAAAATATGGTGACTATCCTTGGTGAGAAACGATTGATGGTTTATATCAAAAAACAATATAAAACAGCTTTTGTCAAGGATAAGATTGCAACCGTTATTGAAGCTATAACCCCCGTCGCTGTCGGCGGATAAATTTATATATGCTATGAAGGTAAATTTGACTAAAACTTATGAGGTTGAGTTCGCAAAGGACGGAGCTTCTTATAAAAAAGGTGATAAGGTAAGTGTTAATATGTTACTTGCAGCTAAGTTCTTCCAAGATGGGCGTGTTGCCACCGTTCCTACGGAATTGATAGAGGACGCTAAGAAAATCGGTGCTGAAGACTTGTTCAATAAAAAGAAGAACCTCAAAGATATTGTGTAATGTTAGTGGATTATACTTTTTTTCAAGGAGGTATTCTTGATATTGAGGGTGCTGTATTGAATATACATACTCCCTCTGAGACTAATAAGGCGATAGTTGCCAGCCTTCAAGGCTTTGTAATGCAATATGAGTCGGAATATCTGGGAAAACTCCTTGGAGAGAAGTTGTATGAGGAATTCTCATCATATATTGCCAACGAAAGGAAAACGAAGGAAAAAAGATGGGATGATCTTATAGCGCGTCTTGTCGTGAGATATAGTGATGGTGATAGTGAGGTTTCCAAATCCCCTATTGCCAACTATATATATTTTCATTATTTGAGACATAATCATGCACAGGCAACTATTACAGGTGTGAAGGCTGACGAAGATGACGGCCGTCTTGTAAGTCCAGAAAGGAAAATGATATTCGCATGGAATGACATGGTAAGAATGAATATCAGACTTGTGAGGTGGCTTAAATCAAATAAAGCGGACTATCCGGATATCGCCACCGATTTCGAATTGTTGGAAACAATTAATTCTCTTGGAATATGATAATCGATATAATATCAGATGTATGTGCTTCCTTGTCAAAAAGAATGGATCAACAGATAAATTACATATATGGTGACAGTTCTTATATAAGGGAAACACTTCTTCTTCTTGGGAAAAGCAGGGTGACAGCATTGGGAAAATTCCCAATGATAGGGCTGTATGTTCCCTTAGACGAGGAAAGGGATAGTGAGGATTATTTTTGTAAGGCATCTGTAAACATAATAATCGCTACCAATACATTGGAAAAGTATACAAATGAACAACGTCGTGAGATATCTTTTGAAGGTATTCTTCGACCTTTGTATTACAGATTCATAGAAGAGTTAAAAAAATGTGATAAATTTGATTTCGGTTACTCCGGTATTGTAAGCCATACATATTCAGAAAATTATAGTTTTGGAAGACGTGGTGCTGTTGATGTTGACGGTAAGGAAGTTGGCGAAAAGATAGATGCTATTGAAATAAAGAATTTGGATTTAACAGTTAAAAATCAGAATTGTTATGCGAACAGATATTAGAGAGTGCGGCAGCACGTCCGGATTTAATACTGGAATGAATTACTGCCCCCTGCAACCGGACAAGGTAGCAGGTGTTATATTGGTCATTCATGGCAAAAAACTGCCAAAGGAACTGACTGCTGATGCTTTGGAAGAGGCTTGTCATGCTGATTATCCGGACAGAATTTATCCTATTACAGGATTTTCGGAATATGCGGTAAGCGGTGGTGAACCCAATACATCGGAAAATGGTTATGCCGGTTCGGAAATAACGGGCTATTCGGCAAGGACGGATACATTCACGTTGCGTAAGTTTAATCTAGCTTTACAAGCTAATCTTGTAGCCAACAAGGATACATTGTTTGATATGTATGTTTTTGACAAGAATAATGTTATCTACGGAGAGGATGACGGAACAGACGAGCTTGCAGGATTCGATTTGTCAGGGGTTTACCCTACAGGGCAGACTTATGACTCAAGCGGACAAAAGGCTTATCTTGCGTTTAATGCAATGTATTCCGATACGGAGAAGATGATGAAAAACATGTCTGTAAAACAATCGGGTGTAAATTTGGAAAATGTTCTCAAGGGATTGAATTATGTTGAATTTGTGAAAATGACATCTCCTGAGAATACATATAAACTCGTGGATCACTATGACCGCACAGACCTTACTGCATATTATGGCGCTGTATTGTCTGAGAAGGCTTCAACAGTCGTTTCTGGTGCGTCAGCACTGGAATACAGTAACGGTGTGCTTACAGCGACAGGAGGTGTACCGGTGCTTAAATCTCCTTCTATTTTACAGGCTAATGGGGTCATTGGGATTGAACAATGGGTACAATGAGAATTAATGGAGTCACATTTATAGAGTCCGAGGTGGCCAAACTTTCATTGGATGAGTTTGTTGCTCAGAATATAGATGTATTCTGGAAGGACATTTCTAGAGAAAGGCGGAAATCAAGGCTGGTTTCCGTATATAATAGAATTATCAATAACAGTAATTTAGGAGGCGGGGGAGATTGATCCCCCGTTTTTGCTATGACATTGGAGGAATACGCGAGATGTTGGAAGAAATTGGCTGATGGCATTCAGCCAATGATAAGGGATAAGATGGAAAAGGATGCTCCTCAGTTTGAGGAATATGTACGAGAACAGCTATATAGTGGTGTTGATGGAGATGAAAATCCTTTGATCCCTGGATATACTGAGGACCCATACTTTAAAAAAACTTATGGAGAGCATTGGAGGAAAAATGCCGAACGCTATAAGAATTGGAAGACAAAGATACAGAAACCAAAGCCTTCATATTTGGGTTTTTCTGCAAGAGGAAATAATACTCCAAACCTTATCATACGTGGAGATTTTTATAGTTCCATCACGGCAATACCAATATCAAATGGTATAAGGATTGCCAGCTATGGCGTTTCTTTTGGTTCTGATATTGAGAAGAAATATGGCTATAAAATTTTCAAGGTAAGCTCCAAAGCAAGGAGGCATTATGTTACGTACAGGCTTATGCCCTCTATTGATAAATTTATAAGGAGGTGCGAATTATGAAAAACTGCTTGTGTCAAGGAAATAAATCAATGAGGGAGATGGAACATATGCGTTCAATCGCAGAGAAGGCTGCTGTTATGGATGAATGTGTTTATATATTATACAAGGTTGGAGATGTGTATAAGTTCTGTCGTGAAGGTGAAAACTGGTCGGGTGAGTTTGTAGAATTCATATTTCCGTAAAATGGTGATTTTTATCATTCTATTATTTTGGCGTTTCCCGTATTATTTATTAATTTAGCAACAGCGATAGATAGAGGTTTCGCATAGAAAGATATTATATATTCATTAAGAGTAATGGATATGATGCGGTGGCCGACTCCTCTATATCGGTTGCCGCATTTTTTATATCCCGTATTAAGATGTACGGAACATCTTGTGAACGAAAAGACATGAAAACGAATCAAATCATGATTCGCCCAATGGGTGATTTTACAGTTAGCCAGAGAACAAAAAATATAGTAGTATTCTCATTTTATAATGGTAATAAATATGAAATTCATTCTGATGGTACGATTGTATCATTAAATTACAATAGAACAGGATTGCCAAAGCCTTTAAAGCAATTTTATGATAAAAATGGATATGCTTGTGTCGCTATATATGTTGATAAGCAAACAAAACGGATGAAAGTACACCGGCTTGTTGCAATGGCTTTTATACCTAATCCTAACAACCTGCCACAAATAAACCATAAGGATGAAAATAAGAGCAATAACCAGATTGATAACCTTGAATGGTGCGATTGCTCATATAATATCAATAAAATCACTATCTTTGCTCTTAGAAGGTGCATGAAGTCATGTATCACCCAAAACTTACGAAAAGACTATGGCAGGAGCAGAATTTAAAATTACTGATGCGATTGATCCTAACATCGTTAAGAAGTTAAATGAGATAAGGATTAATATTCAAACCACATCTTCCGAATATGCGAATTTCACAAAACAATTAAGTGAGGGCATAAATTTTAAGCCGGGTAATCTAAAAGAATACCAGTCTAAGGTTGACAGTTATAATGCTACAATAACCAAATTATATGCTTCTCAAAATAGATTGTCTGAATTACAGACTAGTCAATTAAAGTTATTGACTGATATTTCCCGTAAGATAGAGCTTCTTACCAAACCATTGAATACATTGGCAGATAAGATAACGGAAGTGAAAATAAATCTGAGAGGCGCTTCCGAAGACTTGAAAAACGTGTCACAGGATGCGGAAACTGCTTCTGTTTCATTCCAAGAGGCATCCAAGAAAATATCCATGACTGCTGCTGATTTTGATTCAATCCGTCAGACGGTAAAGGCTTTTGATGCACAAGCTTCCGAATTGAACAGTAGATTAAGTGATAACAAAGAAACAATTTCAGCCTTAAGAACATCTCTGAGGGAATTATCGAAGGAGTATAAGACAGGTTCTATCAGCGAAGAGGAGTACAAGTCCAAAAGAGATGCTACGGTGTCCCAGTTACGCACGCTGACAGAGCAGAATAAACAGTATTCGGCGATATTGAGAAATCATACACAGGTAGCGATAGCCACAACAGGAAGCTATAACGAGATGAAGGCTTCAATGCTTCAACTGGAAAAAGAATATTATAACCTTTCACAAGCTGCACGTGAGGGGGCAAAAGGTATGGATATCTTGAACAATATCGGTAAGCTGAATCAGCAACTAAAGGATATAGATGCACAGATGGGCAATTACCAACGTAATGTGGGTAATTATGCTTCGGGTTGGAATGGGCTTAATGTTTCCATACAACAGATTGCAAGAGAACTTCCAGCTTTGTCTGTTAGTGCCAATACTTTCTTTCTTGCCATATCCAATAACCTTCCTATGTTTGTTGATGAGTTAAAGAAAGCGAGAATTGAATATGAGTTGGCTAAAAAATCAAATCAAACAGCTATACCCGTATTTAAGCAGGTATTGAGTTCCCTTCTTAGTTGGCAGACAGCTTTAGTTGTTGGGATAACTCTTTTATCGAGTTATGGAGGTGAGATAACCAAATGGGTGGGTAGCCTGTTTGATGCAAGAAAAGAAATTGATTATCTAAAACAGTTTCAGGAGGATTTGAATAAAGCTCAAAAAGAAGGTGTAAAAAATTCCCAAGATGAAGCTGTTAAATTGGATATATTATATAGGGCGGCTGTCAATTTGAATAAACCTATGGGAGAACGGAAAAAAGCCGTTGAGGAACTGAAAAAGCAATATCCTTCATACTTTAAAAATATAAGTGATGAAAATATTCTTGCAGGTAAAGCGGCTGATAGTTATCAAAGGTTATCTAATGCCATATTAGCTTCGGCTAAAGCTAGAGCCGTGCAAGATCGTCTTGTAGAACAGGCTAAACAAAAATTGGATTTGGAAGAAAAATTAGCAGATCTTGAGAGCAAAAGAGAAAAAGCGGAGGCAAGGAAACGGAGAGAAGAGGCTACTTTAGCAAAAATACCTACAAGTGCAGGAGAGGGATATGATTTTCAAGCACGGCTTGTATCTAAAGCGCAAAGCAAAGTAGAATCTTTGGATAAAGAAATAGGTTCTTTGTTAAATCAGCTATACCAAGTAGATAAGGCTAGTAGGGATATGGCAAGATCTATTAACATTGGAGATGTTACATTTGATCCTCATTCTGCCGATAAAGCCGCAAATGATCTAGCACAATATATAGAGAATCTTAGGAATAAAATGGCTGACTTGTCCGTTTCTCTTATAGAGGATGAGCACCAGCGTAATCTTGCTGCCATAGAGAAAGAATATAAAGACCAGATAGCAGTTATAAAGGGATATTCTGAGGAAGAAAACAAACTCCGGGAAATGTTGGTTCAAGAGAGAAAGCAGAAGGTAGCGAAAGAGAATGAGGAATATGCTAAGAAGTTGGCAGAGGCCGAAGAAAAAAGGATCGAGGAAAAGAAAAAGTATACCGATGAGATGCTCAGACTGGAAGAAGAACAATCATCTCTCCGTATAGCAGCTACAAGTACTGGATATAGGGAACTTGAAAACATTATAACAGCCAATTACGCAAAAGGTCTGATGTCGCGAAAAGAATATGATGAAGCCATGCGTGAATTGGAGAAGCAAGCCGCAAACGAGCAATTGCAGATACAGATAGATGCTGCTGAAAAAATGATTGAGATAGCGGAAGCATCGGGCGTGGTAAGCAAGCAACAGATTGAAATGCTGAGAGAATCCATAAAGGCAATGGAAGCAGAGATAGGTTCCATAAATGCGGATGATCAGTTGAAAAAAGCGGAAGAGCAACAGGATATTACACGAAGGAATTTTGAAGCGTTGAAAGGTTATTCTTCTGCATTGAAAGATCTTGCATCGGATATCGATAGCCCGTTTGCCGGTATATTTGACGGGATGGATAAGGGGTTCAGCATTATGTCTGATAAGATATCAGGCGTTTGGGGAGAACTTACAGACGGTGAGAAGATAGAAAGAACTACCGAGATGTGGGGAGCGATGGTTAGCGGGATTGGTAGTATGATATCATCCATTTATGATCGCCAGATTGAGGCTGTTGAGGCTGAACAGGAAGCGAATGAGAAAGCTGGTGAAGAGGAAATTTCCCGTATAGAGGCTTTAGAAGAAAAAGGGGCTATAACAACAGAAGAAGCCGAAGCGCGTAAACGTGCGGCGGAAGATAAAACGGCACAAAAGAATGCCGAATTGGAGAAGAAAAAAGCTGCATTAAGAACAAAACAAGCAAAGTTTGAGAAAGCTACCAGTATAGCTGAAGCGGCTATACAGATAGCAGGTGGTATTTTGCAGACGATAGAACAATTGGGTTTCCCTGCTGCAATACCTATGATAGCTGCTCTAGGTGCTATGGGGGCGATACAGCTTGCTACTATTATAGCGACTCCTATTCCGAAATACGCCAAGGGCACTGATTCTCATAAAGGCGGATTAGCTGTAGTGGGTGATGGTGGCGTTTCCGAAACGATCGTTACAGATAAAGGGGCGTATATTACTCCGTCTGTCCCTACTTTGGTTGACATCCCTAAAGGTGCGAAGGTTATACCTTATGCTGTGGATATGGACAGGATAAAGGCTCATGCAAATGATTTTGATGGTCTTATGGCATATAGAAGCGAAAACAATCTTCCTCCTGTATCAATAGTTAATGATTATAGCGAACTGGAGAAAAAGATAGGGCATCTGGAGAAATCACAGCAGATAGGATTTGCAAAATTAGCCAAGGCGATAAGAGAAAACAATTATCAGCAATTTTCAAAAAGTATCTGATTATGAGGTATACAAGTGACATATATGAACTTCCTTTGTCCATTTTTATGGAGATTTATACCAATGATAGCAATACTATCGAATTTGACGGTGAGGACAAAGGGGCCGCATCGGCAAAAATTATCAATGACTATATAGAAATTGTTGGGAGCAAACAGTTGTCCTCTGAGATATTGAATTGTAATGAACGTATGAATCTCGCAATGACCGTGGAGTGCATGAAGGCATGTGAGAACATGATGAAGTTGAAAATGTATGATGAGGTGCGTGATATTCTGATGAAGATAGGTTATTCGTGCAAGAAAGCTGATGTAATGGCCATGAATGCTAGAATATCCGCGTTAAAATCCCGTGCACAATATGATTTGGATAAGATAAGTAAGGAAAAGAATGAGGAACCGAAGGAGAAGCCTACAAAACGGGGGTTTATAAATGAAGTTGTCGCTATTGGAAAATATAATAAGATGCATATCAATCTGAAAGAATGGACCGCCGGATCTTACGCCTGTCTTGTTAGGCAGACATGCGATGAAATCGAGGAATTGAACCGAAAGAGGAAGTGATTTGAAGGCTAGTTTGTGCGGTTTTGTTAAATTTACTTTTTTGTCTATATAATGCATTTTTTTAAGTAATTTAGTGGCAGAAAATAAATGAGGACATTGGTGGAGCTCTGTCTACATAAGATATTAAGCCGTCGGTCATTTGGTGTAGAGTTCCACAATATTGCATCATTTGGTTGGCGGCTTTCCTTATCCTGTGTAAAGGGGCACGGTACGAAAATTGTATGGATGGAATTCAGATTTTCAAGAATGAATCGTTCGGTGAAGTAAGAGTAGCCGGAACAAGTGAAGAACCTTTGTTTTGCTTGGCGGATATATGTAAGGTGGTTGAATTAACTAATCCTTCATCAATTAAGTCAAGGTTGGAAAAAGAAGATGTGCAAATGATTGATTTACACGCCCTAAACCCAGATATGGAAATCGTTGGTAACTCAATGGCTACGTTTGTGAACGAATCAGGATTATATGACACTCTATTGCTAAGCAGCAGTAATAAGGTTAGACCTTATAAGAGATGGATTATACATGAAGTTTTGCCATCTATCCGTAAACACGGTATCTATGCTACTGATAACGTTATAGACCAAATCTTAAACAACCCGGATTTCGGAATTGAGCTTCTCACCAAGTTAAAGGAAGAGCGGTCAGCGCGCATTGAAGCCGAGAAACAGGTTGCTGTTCTTACCCATGTAAATAAGACCTATACATGTACGGAAGTAGCAAAAGAACTGGGCTTCAAATCCGCAATCGAGCTAAATAAACGATTAAAGGATCTTGGTGTACAGTACAAAGTTAATCAGACATGGGTTCCATACACTAAATATTCTACTCTTGGCTGGTTTGATATAAAGCAAGAGGTTGCAGATAATGGCCATATCATCTACCATAGAAAGATAACTGGAATTGGTAGGCAAGGTATAATCAATCTTGTTAATCCTAGCTGAATAAAAAGAGGACTGTAAAAGTCCTCTTAAATTATTGGGGAAAAGTTCCTATTCCGTACAAGAACTCAGGAGCCAAGTCCGCACCGTTCGCCCACTCGATTGTGGTGCGTGTAAGTCCGTACTGGGTAAACTTGCTTTTGTCCAACAGCTCTCCAAAGACTTCTCCGGTAAGATATGGCTTCAAGTCCACTCTTTTTCTGCTTTTGTCACTGAATGTCACAAGAAGCTCGTAATCTTTAATGTAATCTACATCTACTACTCGTAACATAAACGTTTATCATTTTAAAGGTTCTATTTTATCAATCTTGTCTCCTCGCAGTTTTTCAAAGTTGAACTTGTATATCAAGTTTTCCCCCAAGCCCTTTCGTTACAATATCATAAAGCGTGGAAAGGGTAAGATTACTACCCTCCCTTTCAACTTTAGAGATAAAAGACCGTTCTTTTCCTATCTTCCCTGCAAGCTCGCTTTGTGTCATTTTTCTTGCTTCACGGGCATTGCGTATTTGAAGCCCGACACGCAGGTTGGAAAGTTCGGATTCAATCTTGTCGCGGCGCGGAGTGCCGATTTCTCCGTAAACTTCTTTTTTAATATCATTCAAAGTGTAAGTTTCCATAATCATTTCCTTTCTTTTTCCTTTTCATTAAAGTATTCTTGCATGAGCCTGACAGCCCGGTCTATCTCTTTCTTCGGTGTCTTTTGCGTCTTTTTTTGAAATCCGCTTAATAGGATAACCATTTTTTCACCGTCAAAGAAGCAAAAAACACGTATGATGTCACTCGCAAATTTTACTCTGATTTCATAAAGTCCCTTTCTCCCTTCAATATGCTTCAAGTATTTTTCCGGGACAATTTGAAGCGTTTCGACATATTGTATTGTTTTCACCACCTTATCCTGCATCTTTTCGGAAAGGGACTTCACAAAATCGATGAAATAGTGCTTATATGCTATGACGTTTCTAACTTTCATGTTACAAAGGTAATTTATAATTCACATTTGCGCAAATATTTTCTGCTTTTTTCTTTGCCATATCAAAAATTATGCTTTACTTTGCCGTGCTAACAAAATTATAGGGGCGGCAAACTCCTATGACTTCATCATTGGAGTTTATTTTTTGCCAGTACATATCGAGTATTATCTTTATTTATATTAAGATATTGCACCTACCGAGTGTGGTAACGGAAACGTCCACAAATAAAATCCTATGGTTTTGTTCGCAGCTCGTAGTAGGTGCATTTTTTTTGTTATGCGAACAGAACCTATTCAAGTCCTAAGCGAAACTGAGTTGCTTGGGCACAAATTCACGGTTTACGGAACTGCCGAAAATCCGTTGTTCCTTGCCAAAGAAGTGGCAGAGTGTATCGAGTATGACCAAAGTAGCGTAAACAAATTAGTAAACCTTGTTGATGACGATGAAAAGGTTCGGAACAATCTTCCGACCCCCGGTGGAAATCAGCAAGTTTGGTTCTTAACCGAAGATGGCTTATACGAAGTCTTAATGCAATCCCGCAAACCAATTGCCAAAGAATTTAAGAAAGGCGTAAAGGAGATTTTAAAGACCATCCGCAAGACAGGCGGCTACATCGCCACCAAGCAGGACGACACCCCCGAAGAAATCATGGCACGTGCTCTAACTATCGCACAAGCCACCCTTGCCAAGAGAGAGGAACGGTTAAAGCAACTTGAAGCCCAAGCCGAACAACAGCAAGTCACCATTGAGATTCAGACAGAGGAAATCAAAAAATCCGCTCCCAAAGTCAGCTACTACGACAACCACTTGCAGAGTGTGAACACACAGACGAGCACACAAGCCGCCAAGCAGATAGGAATGGATGCTGAAAAGCTGCACAAGAAGCTGAAAGAAATCGGAATCATTTACCGGCAAAGCGGACAGTGGATATTACATGCACCTTATTCTACATGGGGGATGCATTCTACCCGTTCACAGACGTACACACGCTCGGACGGTTCGACAGGAACAAGTGTATATACGGTATGGACTACCAAAGGTGTGCGTTTCATTATTGCTCTATATGAAAATGATTGGAACGTGAAGAAAGCCATCAAGCAAATAAAAGGTGAGCTGAATCCAGCCGCGTAATACTATTACATAATTATCAGCAGTCGGTTTCAATGCCCGACAGCTACAACTATATCCAAAATTTGAAAGAAAAATGAAGAATTTGTTTGTAAATACAGAAAGAGTTGCTACATTTGCAGTGTCTCATTTCATAATAGGCAAGCGGAAGCCTGCCAAGTACATATTCGCAGGCATTTTTTATGCCTTAACAATATTATCAATCACCCCCGTGTGGAGTATTAATGTACCCACAACTGCCTTTGAGGTATGTTCGACAACGGGAAAGGATAGTATAATAACGGCTGTCACCCCCGTGTGGAGTATTAATGTACCCACAACTTGCCTATTAGGAAGTGAGACAACGGGAAAGGACAGCCGTTTTTCTGTCTATAATGCCAAAAATGTCTCAATCATGGCAGATTTAGTTTTTCAAAACAGCAACGGCAACGATGTTACCACTTCTTTAATCGTTGCGGAAGTGTTCGGTAAAGAACATAGTAAGGTAATGAGAGATATTGAAAACCTCTCATGTTCAGAATCTTTTAGGGTCGCCAATTTTGGCTATACCCCCTATACTCACCCACAGAACGGTCAAGTTTACCACTACTATGAAATGACCAAGGACGGCTTTTCTTTCCTTGTCATGGGCTACACAGGCTCAAAAGCCGGAGAGTTCAAAGAAAGGTTCATCAATGAGTTCAACAGACGGGAAGCATTGCTAAAGGATGATGATTATATCCTTATGCGTTCCCAGCAGATTTTGCAAAAACGAGTAGAGAACCTGCAAGCCGAGAACAAGCGTCTTGAACAGCAGAACGCATTACAAGAAGAACAGCTACGTCAAGCAGCTCCGAAAGTAGAATACTGCAACAAGGTTCTTTCCTCCAAAGGCTATCTTACCGTTAACATGATAGCTTCCTGCATCGGTATATCTGACATCAAGCTAAACAAACTCCTTTGCCAATGGGGGATACAATATAAGGAAAGCGGAGTGTACTATCTCTATTCCAAATACCGGGATAAAGGATATACGGTGCATCGCCCGCACGCATATACCGACAGCCTAGGTAATATCAAGACCAGACAACACATGTACTGGACGGAGGCAGGGAAAAGGTTCATACTTGAACTATACAATTCTAAGGTAGCAGCCTAAATATAACATTATCAGTAATTTATTTATCTGGGTAATACTCGGATAGCCCAACTATACCCAAAATTATGATAGAGATAACAATAGTATTTATTTGTCTGTACTTATGTTACAGGCTTACGAGGAAGCCCGGTGAGAGTTTCTTCTATAAGGACTAATATTATTTTGCCACATATATAAAAGAAGCGTAAATGCTGTATGGAGGTTTACCAACGTTCACATTTATGATGCCCTACCGTCAATCCGGGCGGTAGGTTTAGAGTAATTTTATGCCCGTTAACGTTGCGATTCGCAACATAAATAAAAAGACCATGACAACATTAGATAAATTAGAAAATATACTCAAAAAAATGGAAGAACAAAATAATAGATTTGAATGCATATATGGCAAGCATCTTAAACTGATAGTGTGTACTGGTAAAAAGACAGTAGGCAAGTTTGATTTAAGAAATTATAATAAAATGATTATATGAGATAAAAATATAACTATATTTGCATAAGGATAACTAAAAACCCGGTACGCTTACCGGGTACACAAACACATTTAAAATAATCAGACTTCACAGTCCTAAAAACAAAAAAACTTTGATTATATGAAAATTACATTGTCACAACAAAAATAAGCATTATTTTACAAACGGCAAATTAATGGATAAGAAATGTTCTACCGCTGTGAATTGTTAATAAATGGTCTGAGGTACAGGGTTACTGATGATCTTGAGAATTGGGACGAGGTGAAGGCTAGTTTCAAGAGAAATGACTATGACGGTGTTATCCGTACTTTTTCTAACAAATTTTCTTTTGCTGGGGATGCTAGAAGATTGCTGTTAAAACAATATGATGAAGATTATCTGAATGCTTCCGCTTCAATAATAATAAGTACAAGAAATAACAGTTGGTTGTATAATGAACGGTTTAGTTGCGCTCTCAATTTCTCTACATTGCAGGATAATGGTAGTATCTTACAGATAAATGCCGTGGATGATAGCGTGGCGTCCATGATAAAGGCTAAAAGGGGGACCCAATATGAATATCCTGTTGAAGAGGTAAAAAGCCCCATTCCTCTTGTTTATGACGGGCTTGAACTTTCAGAATCGGCAAAATGGATTCCTACAGGTGATATATACAATGGAGAAGTAGGGAATATTCCAGATCAAGACAATTATGTGTCAATGGATTTTGCTGAAAGGTGGCTTCCTATGCCATTATATACAGAAGCAACTGATATTAATATTGGTAATGCTACGGAAGTATGGGATCAATCGTATATGAGTGTAGCGGATTATTACGTAAATGATGAAGGAACTGAGGTGTTGGATGATCGTAAAAATGATAATACTTTAGTTTCCGCCATAAAAAGTATAAATCTGTCTGTTGATATTGATTTTAAATTTTGGATCAGCTATAATATTATATCGCCATGGGGCTGGACTAACGGGGTACGTTTCCGGCTGGCTAAAATTGGCACGGATAAAAAGACATTGGAAACAATCAGTGAAGTTTTTTATGAAACAGTTTCCACAGGATTGATAGAAAAAGAATATTCTGCACATCATGATGTACTTTTAGCTAAAGGGGAGAAGCTTGTACTTCTTTGTAAAGTACAATCCGGAAGAGAACAGTCTGGACCTAATTTTGCTGCTGTTTATCCGGTAGATTCAAAGAGTCGTGTTACGATATCATGGAAAAACAGAATAAATCCTGTTGAGATGGATGTTGTAAATCCCGGCACGTTGCTCAACAGACTACTCAAAAGCATTAACGGGGGAAAAGACGGATTGACGGGGGTAATAGAAAGCATGGGTGACGGAAGGCTTGATAATTGTATGCTCTTGGCGGCTGAATCAGCTCGTAAGATTCCGGGAGCCAAAATATATACATCCTTCACCAAATTTGCAAGTTGGATGAGTTATGTGTTCGGATACGCTTATGACATATCCGGCAATACGATAACTTTCCGGCACAGAGGCAAATACTTCTCGGATGATGTTGTCAAAAAAATAGATGATTTATCCGATTACGAGATGAAGGTTAATTCCGCATTGGTGTATTCGCGCATACGGATAGGCTTTGACAAACAGGATTACGACACGGCTAATGGTAAGGATGAGTTTCGTTTTACGAATGAATATACCACAGGCGTGACCATGACGGACAATAGCCTTGAAATGATATCTCCATACCGTGCGGACGCATACGGCATAGAGTTCCTTGCTGACAAGATAGGTGAAGATACTACAGACAACGAAAGTGACACTGATTTATTTATGGTAGGGGTGAAATCTGATTCGTCTGGACTTAAGTATATATTGAACAGGGATTATCTTATGGGTGGCGTTCTCAGCCCTGACACAATGTTCAATGCCATGTTTTCTCCTTCTTCTATGGTTTTGGCCAATGAAGCATATATCGGTTCATCTGTTGAGATGCTTACTTTTGCGTCTTCAGATGGTAATAGTGATGTGGGTATTGATGGAATGGGGGAAAGCAGGGATATAATTCTTTCAAAAAGGATGTTTACTGTGGCGGAAGTAGAATTTGAAACTTCGGATGTAGAGCTTCCGGAAGATCTTACAGGAATTGTTGAATTTGAACACCAAGGCAAGGTTATACAGGGATATTATCAGCAGGCTGATTACAATTTCACAAAATCACAAAGTTCAAAGGTAACTTTGATTGTGAAAAATTCTAATTCTTCATAAAGATTCAAATTTTAATTGTTATATTTGCAATGAAAGCTTGTGAAGTCGCAGGCTGCTAGAAACTAACGAAAAGACCATGATATCAATCGGAGATGTTTGCCCGTTATTCTTCAAACCGCTGAAATATAAATATTCAAATGCAGGATGTTTCAGACAAGTATTTTCCTTGTCAGACAACATTTTGCTGCAAATTTTCTGCGATAACGGCGAAATACCTTTGGCTTCTTTGAATGATAAGATTGGCAATATCTCCTCGTCAATAGCACTGCTCACTTATGATGTTAATGAAAGCGTTAAGATGTATTATGCCTCATTATCTCCTTCGGAGGGGATATATACAGTAACTATAGGCGATAAGGAATGTGAGGAATTCTGTGTGTGTGAGAATATAGGTGATTCTATATTGATTGAATATTCCCATAAGGATAATAATTCTGCATTTGATAATATATTCTGGATTGATGATGTTCAGCAGATATTTCAGTTCAGAATAATAGGAGGATTCAAACCGGATGGGGTGGATTTAAAAGTTGAGAACGAACAGTTCGTGAACCAGAAGCAGGAGATAATAGAAATGTATTCTCTTCCTTATAAGACATTTGATTTTGTATTTGGGACAAGTCGTGGTGTTCCGTATTATATAGCGGAGTTCATAAATAAGTTACTTTGCCTTTCTCACGTCAACATAGACGGTAATTTGTATGTACGGGAAGGGGATTCTGTCCCGGAAAAGCTTGATACAATAGGTAAAAAACAGATGTTTATATATAAAGTGACTTTACGCCCTAGAGAAAACGATATTGCCGGGATCGGAGGCAAAACTGAGATCGCAACTTCTTCTTCAGGTATAGCATTTTTGCTAACTAATCCTGAAGAGGACGATGTGTTAAAATACAAGAAGGCGCAAGCTGCTTTTGTTAATGAAAATTATGTGTAATCATGGCTAGAAATCATCCTATAAAGATATTGTGGTACGGTTCGGAAACGGATGCAGAAGGAAATCCGATTATACCGGAAATATCCCCATCATTTGAAAAGCGATTGGAAGGGTTGAATGAGGGTGAGATATACATACATAATGATGATAAGAATCCTTCTATTTACATAAGGACCAATAAAGACCGGGTTGTTGCCATATCGGGAAGTGCAAATATAGAGGAACTTTCCAAATACTTCCTTCGTAAGGATCAAGCGGACGGAACAAATTTCTTATTGAAGTTCGGCAAGTTCATCGACTCCATGATTGCCGGTAAAGGTGCCGGTATCTATCCTGACGGGCGCGGTCAGTTCGAGCGTCTTGAGGTACGCGGCTCCGCAGTGTTCAAGGAAATCATCTATAACCGTCTGAACGCACAGGAAGGCGACACCTCATATTCCGAGAACGGAGTCATTGAGTCCGTGGCTTTAGAGAGCGACGGAACTTATACCCTGAAATTGCGCAAGCGCTGGGAGAATGACTTCACCGCATTCCAAGAGGGTGATATAGTGTACGGGATTGTAAACAACCTCTTTTCAACGGGGGAGTATTACGCCTCGTGGATGCGCGTGCTGTCCAAGAATGTCCCGGCCAACTCCATCTCGGTGTTGTCATACCCGGACAGTGAGGTGCCGGGCGGTAAAAACTATCCTCCCACAGAGTTGACGATCATTACCAGAAGAGGAAACGCCTTCAATGAGGACAGGCAAAGCTACTGGTATTTGTCCGCCACCACGGATAAATGTCTTGTCTGGCTGGAAGGAGTAACGAAGCCTGTCTTGGAACAGAACAACTATTACATGATATTGGGGCGTTTGCCCAATTTGGATTTGTTTGACAATCTCCCCGTCAACTATAAGCACTCGTACATATTCGCCCGTGCCGGCATCTTCGGTGAACTTTACCGGGTGGACTGGCAGGGACTGCCCGTACAGGAACTGGTGGACCGTGGCTTTTGGTCGGCCGAAGTCGCGTCCTCTGACAATCCTTACACCAATACGCAGGAGCGGGCGGACACGGTTTGGCACTACGGCTGCAAATGGAAGTGCCTGATGACGGGAACAGCCGACGAACCGCAATATGCGGCGGCCGGATGGGCGATGCTGGAAGGGAACCCGGAATTTACGATAGAGATCGGCAGCACAAAGGGGTGGTATTTTGATATCGAGACTTTTTCCACAACGTTATATATTACCGGCAAGCTGTACAACCGTGACGTGACAGATCATATACTTGACGCTGATGTGAGCTGGACGCGTGATACCGGGAATGTATCAGAAGATAACGCATGGGCGGTGAAGCGTGCCGGCACCGGGAAAAATCTTCCTCTGACGATAGATGATCTCGGACCGAATTATACCAACATGCGGGTGTGTACGTTTAAAGCACAGGCGTTATTGCGTGACGGGCAGCAGTTTGAAGTGGCGGAGAATTTTGTAACATTTTAAAATGGTTTTATACAATGGCAACAAAGCAACGAAAAATAGAAATCAACTACCGGCTGTTACAAACCAGTTGTAACATCGAGGTGGTGGGCAGCGTGCCGGACATGCAGGTCTACCAGGCTGACAAAGCTGAATACACTCCGGACTATACGCTGACACCGCTGGTCCTGTTTCCGCGGTGCAACGCCACCGATCCGGAAGCGGTGACTAAAATCGGGGCGGTCAACTCCAGGCTGACCAACATGAAGTGGTACGAGCGCATCGGAACCACACGCACACTTATCACATCGACAAACACAGGCTACAGCATTACGGAGTCCGGTGACAGCAAGGGACAGATCACAATGAAAAAAAATGTCACCGTCCTAAAACCCGTCACGCTGGAGTTTTACGCGGAATATGCCGACACACGTACCGGACAGCTGTTTACTTTTCAGATGAGCTGTCTTGTCCGCGCGGTTGACGGTACGGATGCGATCCCCGTATTGACGATAGACAGCCCGTCCACGCTGGACTGGAACCCGGTGCGTGACATCACCGCACAGACCATCACGGCTAAACTGATGGTAGGCGACACGGACGTGACGGCTACGGGCAAATGCAAGTTCTTCTGGTACCGTCTGTTGTCTACGGGAGCGCTGGAGGCGATAACCACAGGAGCGGGTGACAACGACTGGGAGTTTGTATCACTGAACAAGAATGTATATAAGATTGACCGCAATTATATAGGTGATGACATCACGATTGTCTGCAAGGCCACCTATGCGGCTTCCGGGACTCCGGCATCAACCCCGGGCACATCGGACCCGGCAGTCTCTACGGTGATACGCCGCAGGATTCCGAAGATTGAAGCCGACTGGGAGGGTGTACCTACGGGTGTTCCGGATGGGACTTACGCCATCTTTCCCAGACCCGTCATTCGGGATACCATGGGGGTTATCCCGAATCCATCCGCCATATTTAACTGTCACTGGTACGTCAAGAAGAGCGGAGATGCCGGATATGCCAAGGTTGCCGACGGATACTCTCCCAGGATACCTTTCAGCAACGGTATGATGTTAAAGCTGGAGGTGGAGGACAGAGGCCCTTACGTGGCGCTGACACAAGGCGGCAAGGTGCTCACACAGGGGGGCAAGGCGGTAGTAGTAAGAAAATTTGGATAACATTAAAAACAATAGAATTATGGCATTTTACATTAAAGTAACGAAGGAGGTTGCCGACCGGTTGCATCTGACCGATATCCGCAACAGGACAGCGGATGGCAATGTATTATTGTGGCAGGGGGACGTGGCACGTTTCCCCGGCGACACGGTATTTGACAGGGCCAAGGAAGCGGGCGGCGTCTGCCTGACCCCGCAGGCGGCGAAAGAAGAGATAGACGGTACGGACCATCCCGTCGAAGTATTCACACCTGCCTCTTGGGGGGAGGACAACACCGAAAGCTCCGAAGGCACGGATAGTACGGAAACGACCGGGGAAGGAGGAGCGTCATGAGTTTGGCCAGCGCGACCGGACAGGTCATATTTTCGCAAAAGGGCGGCGTATACATGCCTGCCATCCAGTGTAACCAGGGAGATCTGTATCAGGAGTATATGGGCGAAGCGTCCGCGCCGACGAACATCGCACCGGATTTCGCTTCGCTCAAGCCCGTCTTGTCCTTCATTCTCACCTCTTCGCGGGTGGCGGAAGGGCTGGTGGTTCCTTCCTCCATGAAATGGTATTTCAATGATGTCGAGATCAAGTTCTCGGGCAATGTCTCCACCAACACGTTTGGCGGTGAGACGGGACATTTCAAGTTTATCCCTTACCAGCCCGGTACGACGGATTACTACGGATTGCAGATCGTCAAGAATCTGGTCAAGGCGAGCGGAGCGGCCTCTTGTACCATCAAGGGTGAAGCCACCGTGACCGTTGGGAATACCAGCGACACCGTCCAGTTCGTCTATAGCATCCCCATTACCAAGGGGGTCGGAAACCAAAAGCATGTGACGATCATTGCCGGTGACAACAAGTATTTTACCCTTCGGGACAAAGGGCAGAGCTGCATTCTGAAAGCCGTAGCGCGCATGGGCAGTGACGAGATCACTACCGGACTGGCGTACAAGTGGTACAACCAGGTCAACGGTGCGTGGAGCGTGCTGAGCGGAAAGACCACACAGACATTGACCGTCACCAACGATATGGTTGACACGACAGGTGTGTTCAAGGCGGAGGTGTACCAGGGCGGCAAGCTCATCGGTCAGGACACGCAGTCCGTAATGGATGCGTCCGATCCGTTTGATTTGATCCTGAATCCCACGCCCGAGGACGAGACCATCCGGGAAAGTGGTGACACGGTGGTCTATAAGCCCATTCTGGTCAAGCGTGGAAGTACCACCAAGTACAAGGACATGACTTTCTATTTCGTGTTCATGGACAGTGCAGGAGTAGTCCTTAACCCGTCTACTTCCGGTACAGCAGCCACTTCCGGCACGTGTACTTGGGACATGTGCCAGCAGGCAGGAGGCAACGTGGCATGGACCATCACAACCAAGGAATAAGGAGGTGATATGCCGTTGGTGACTAGAACCGGACAGGTCAGTTTTGCTCCAAAAGGTGACAAGGGAGATAAGGGGGCGCGCATGCGTATGCGTGTATGGGAGGCGTCTGTGTCTTACCTGGAGGGCAAGCAAGGGCAGCAGTTTTACGACATTGTACTTTATGACAACCTGCTGTACCTGTGCATCCGTTCGCATACGTCGGTATCGACGGAAACCCCCAAACAGAATGTGGCTTCGGGAAAAATAAAATACTGGGAGGTAGCACAGAGCTGGACTTTTATCGCCACCAAGCTGTTGCTGACCGAGAAGATCAAGGCGTCCATGATTGATGCGGACGGTATCAGGGCGGTCAATGTGGATATCAGCGGAAAAATCACGGCGGATAGCGGACGTATCGGTCCGTTTTCCATAGATTCCGGTATGTTGTCCTCAAAAACTCTTTATGAGGGGACGGATTCCCATGTCGGTTTCAACCTATCCGCCGGACAGATAGAGTTTTATAACGAAAAGACATTTGCACGTGTAAAAATCGGAGGGAACACGAAATTTGTCACAATCGAAGGGATATCGTATGATGCCGGAATTGACATACAGAGTTCGAATGCCATGATCGGGATGCACATCAAGACCCTGAGCATTCCTCTGTTCGTGGAGGGGGGTAACATTTTCCTTCATCCGAACAATGACAGTTATGTGTCTCTTCATGGCATAGTGGGGAACTGGAGGAACATATCCGTCAGCACTTCCCTGAATAACAATGATGACAATGTGATGTTTATTAATACGGGTAATATAGAAGTGACACTTCCTCCGGATGTTCCGGGACATACCATATACTTCAAACGTATGAGCGGCGGGGTAAGACTGACAGGCGGGCGCATCCTGCCTGCCCCCGGAGGAAAAGAGATGTCCTCCATTGATCTGGATTATGCGTCCGGATTCGTTAAATGTATGGGCAATTATTGGGTTATGTTTTATTGCGGATAACAGTATTTAATTAAGAATATTATGAAAGTTGATTTTACAAAATTTCCCCTGTTCACGGGGATAGACAGACAGGATATGGTGATAGCGGATATCCGTAAGGATATTGCTGACGGCATTTACAGGAACGTGCCCGGTCTTCCGGCGCACGTGCTTGCGGAGAAGATCTATCGGAACGAGCTTGTGGAGCTTGCCGATGACGAGATTCATATACTTGACCTCTACACTTCCGCTTCGGTGGGGCAGCTCGCCGACTCATGGCAGGATTATAAGAAAAACAATTTGGAAACTGGTAAATAAAAAATATTATGGAAAAGATGGAATTAAGTGAGGCGTTGAAAGCCAATGCCTCAGTACTGGAAGGACTTCTTCCACTTGCAACAAATGAAACAAAAGGATTAGCATCCATGAATATGTGTATAGCATACGTTGGCGAAGGGCCTGTTATTTGCATTAAGCCTACGAAATTAAAACAATATTATTATACTCTACTAACGGTGACAGTATACGAAAATGGATATTTTAAAAAAATCGACTTAGCAGTATATTACCCGGTAAAGAAAGGAGGGCATAAATGCTCTATGTCTGGAAACGGCAACATGTTTGTTAAAGAGGATTCTGATTACAATTTATACATACATAACAATACTTTAAATAACATAAATTATTGCGTATCAATTATAGGAGCTAGCAAATTTATAAATATTCCTTCAATTACGGTAGAAGCACATCCTGCAAGCGTTTTGAATGGTTTAACTTTGACTGATGTAGCAACTATGTAACAAATTATAACATTGTGATCATAAATTTATGCTCTGGAAGAACTGATTGGTGTTGCTACGAGTGAAAAAGATGGATTGATGCCATCAATTCAAAGAATGACCACTTCATATCAAAAAGACCAGCAGAAGTATTGTAAAATTGCCGAATTTAGAAATCGTTTAACAGGAATATCAATGCTTATTTCAGTATTTAAGAACCATGAAAATTCATCTCCGTCTGTTGTTTTATTAACAGGATATAGCGATGATCTATCCGTTAATTCGATAAAAAGAGGAATCTATTTAACTAATGTTTATTATCAAAAAAAAGAGAACAAAACCATTGTTTATGTAAAATCATCAGCATACGTGTATATCAGTACATTGTGCATTGGCATGAATGGGTCGCTCAAACTAAGCCATGAAAACAATCTAGATTTACCATCCGACGCAATCGAAATTCCTATATCTTGACAAGAATTTAGCAATATTTGAGAGCTGGAAGAACTGATGCCGATTGCTAATTTAGGAAGTAAAGGGCTCTTGAGAAAAGGCGTTCTTTCTCCTATATTGGTTTGCAATAAAGACTCCGTTCAAGAAGTATGTGTCGTTCGCCTAGCGAGTTCATCTAACGCCTATATCGGTATGATATTGTATGTATATTGGGGTGGTTCTACAGGTCTGTTCTTTATTAATAGTAAGACTGGTAACTCCTATATCATAAGGAAAGTCAACGGTAGTATGATTTCTGAAATAGAGTTCAAACGAAAAAATGATCATCTCTTCGTTCGGAGCAAGACAAACACAGCTTCATTTCGTGTAAGTGCTTTGTTTTTGGATACTACTGGGGTTGACCTGTCTTTATCCATGAATATAGTTGATGAGAATCTGGATGATGCTGAAGATATAGAAATACTATAATTCTTTGGTAACATGAGGAGCGGACGGGTGTGGACCGGCACCCATCCGTTTTATCTCATTAAAATATGACTTATTTTTAATACTATGTTGTTTGTATTTGTTTCCAATCAGTCCAAGTTCCATTATTACATATTCGAATAAAAAATCTGCTCTGAAAATCTACAAAAGTTTGCTTGATGGTGACCTCATTAATAGCAATCGTTTCCAAGAATCCATAATTACTTGATGTATTGGGTTTATTATCCAATGATTGGGTTTTATCGACAAACATATATCCAGTATTATTAGCTTCATTAAAATCAGTAATTTCACCAAATCTCCTTTTGTACCACGTATCATTTATCCCTATCAGTCCCCCCAGGTCGAGATTATGAGATTATTTCTGTCAAAAAATAATGTATCTTATCCTTGGTGTTCTTGCTTCTGATGTTGTCA